TAAGTCTATTTCCTCATCAGGAATACTGCTATTATTAATTAAATCTCTCCAATAATCATAACCCCATCTTCTTTCTATTTGTCCTGTTATGTCTATATCTACATTATATGCTTTTAATAAAAATTGCTCTATTATCCTGTGCTCTTTACCTTCACTTTCAAATATCCCTTTTATAAAATTTATTAAATTGAAATATCTCATTTTCCATAATTTCCCCTTATGCTTTCTCTATCCTCTATATACCATCTTAAACTTCCCTTGTTTTCTTATTCTATTTTCCTGTGCTTTAAGAGATAATATCTTAAATTGTAATCTCTGTGTCTCTTTCTGTAAAGCCTCATCATCCCCTATATATTCAAATACTCTTACTATTGTCATCTGCTTTATTATATCCCAATAATAAAGTAATACTGGCGGTTCTGCATTATCATCAGTAAGAGGATAAACTCCAAAAGGTCCAGGAGATATGTAAAAAAAGTAATAATCTCCCTCTCCTTCTACATATAATTTATTTCCAAATACAGCCCATATCCCTGCTTTTGATGGAGTAGCAAGGTAAGTATCATAATTAAATTTAGTTAATTTCTCTCCTGCTGAATTAAGAAGTGCTATCTCTCCTGCAAATACAGAAGATAAAAGAGTATTATCAAGTGAATATTCCCCTGTTCCATCAAGAGTTATTTTATCTGATACTTTTAATTTCTCCCATTCATTTATTCTGCAGAATTCTAATATACTTTCATTTATCCAATCTTTTATCAGGTGAGTAATTTCAGGATTTTCCAAGTGGACATAAAGCTGAATACTCCTTATAAGTGCTTGAAATGTCATTTTTCATTATGCCAATCTTTTATTCTTTCTCTTCTTTTTCTTCTTTATCTTTCTTTATATCTTTTCCTTTTACTTCAATAACAATACCCTGTTTTCTTTTGGCATAATCTCTTAAATATTCTATTTCCTGTTTATCATCAGTTTCATAAAATCCATTTTTAAACTGAATAGATTTTCCTTTATCTATCCTTCTATTACCATTAGTGTCTATATAAATTCTTGCTGGCTTAATCACTATTTCAAGATTAGCATATTTAGAGCTGAAAAGTGCCATTTTTACCTCCTTTCTTTTATTTTATTTCAATTATTAAAAAGAGAGGGAAAAGGAAGGCAAAGCCTCCCCTCCCCCATTTATTCTATTTGTTTATTTTTTATGCTATCCCGCCAACATCCATCAAGATACCGTGTTTCTTACCATTGATTACTTTTACACCAAACCAAGTTCTATACTCGTCAATTTTCTGTTTTAAATCTGGTTGCTGTATATCAGTTACAAGATGAGTATCTTCACCTTCTAAAGCAACATATTTCATATCTCTTATATCCACACAGAAAGCCCAGCCAGCATATTCATTTTTAAGAAGTTCAAGATGAGGAATAAGTCTTACTTTATCACCATAAGGAGTTAAATAAGTAGCAACCTTCATACCATAAGTCTCCTCATTCTGTCTTATCTCAAGATACTGTTTTGCCCAATAAGTAAGAGCTTCAAAGACTATCTCACCACAGAAAATAACAGGTTCATCTGCATATTTGATGGCTTTCTTTACCCAATTAGCGAAAGTGCTTTCTGTAAGATTTCCACCATCTAAATCGGTTATATTTCCGCTATCTACAAACTCAATTAACCCACCAGTGAAATACTGTTCGTATTTTCCATTCATATATCCAACTGTAGCTTTATGTCTTCTACCGAAAAAGAGAGTTTTTTCTATCTTAAATGCGTGGTCAATACCTGCCATATTCCTCTTTCTTTTTAACTCATCTCCACCAACATAATCAAGATGTAACATTGTTTCAACTACACCAACTGGAGTTTGTGTAATCTGTAAATAGTTGTAATGTTCAGTTGGCTGTTCATCCTTTATTGTTCCCTTTCCACTTCCGAGTTCAAATGAGTTTGTGATATTGAATATTTTATCTGCTCCAGTAGAAGCTCCAGATAAATCTATATTTGACCCATCTACTGTCCGACAAGTTAAAACACCAGTAGAGAGATTAACTGAAGAGATATAGATATTAACATCTATCTGACCAGGGAGAGTTATAACATCACCAGAGGCATATTTATAAGCCTCTCCAGCTGGGACAGTAAGAGTTCCATTATTTGCAGCTCCACCTGCCCAAGCACCACCAACTGCTGAAAGAGTTCCCCAAGAGCTCATTAATTCCTGTGTCATCCATTCAAATTTCATTCTCTTTTTAGTTTCTTTCCCCACCATAGAAAGAAGTTTAAGTAGAGGTGTCTTATCTACATTTAAATCGTGAATAACATCATCCATAGCTATTCTTAACCTGCCAGATGGCAGGACTGATGGACCAAGTACACCTTGTGTTGCCATAATAATCCCTCCTTCCTAAAAAAATTTTTTTAAAAGTTAAAAATTGGTTTTCTTTTACCCGCTTCTAAAATTTCTTTTTTAATTTTTTCTGCTTCTGATTTAATCTCTTTATTTAAGACACCCCCACTTACTCCACCTTCTATATAAAAGCCTGAAGGTAGAGTCTGGGTCTCTCTTTTTTTAAGTTCTATTCCAGCCAGCTTGCAGAGAGCTTTTAATACTTCTCTTGGCTTCTCTCTGCGAGCCTTTGGGCTGAAATAGTCAATATAAGGCAAAATTTTTTTATAATCTCTATCCCAGTTAATATCATATTCTTTTTCAAATTCCAGCAGGACTTCTTTAATTTTATTTTTCTCTTCTTGTATATGTAATTTGGTTTCCAGTTCTTTGAGTTTCTCTTCATATTTTTTAGAGACAATCTCATCAACTGTTGTTAATGGGTCTTCTTCAAATTTTTCTCTTAATTCTTTTTCTTTCTGTATTTTTTCCTTTTCTTTATCCACACCAAGTAATCGGTCTTTGAATTCCTTAAGTTCTTTAATAGTTTCTGATTGCTGTCTGATAAATTCCTGCTGGTCTTTTAATCGTTTTTCAAGCCTTTCCCAATCTTCTTTTTTAAGTTTAATAAAATTTCCTTCAGCACCTTCTTTTTCTTGCTCCTGTTGATTTTGAGAAGACTGCTCTATAGCAGTGTCCTCCTCAAAATCAAGGTCGGCAAGTGTGCTGAAGTCTTCATAATCTTCATAATCTGGCATTTTAGCCTCCTTCATATTTTATTTTCTTTTTTTTTAAAAAAAATTAAGCCTCTAAAAAATAAAAGTCAATAGTTTCCTAAAATATTCTTTTTTTTTCTTTTCTTTATTCTTCTGTTCCTATTAAAGCCTCTGTTAAAGTAGCTCTTCCTTTACTTTCTTCTCCTGTTTCTGTTTCTGGACTTTCAGCAAATTGTAATTCAAAGGTTTTACCATCATCAGATATATCAGATATAACAAAAGTAATAGTATCTCCTATATCCTTTCCTGCAAGTTCTGGTATATCAGTAACAGATATAGTAACTTTACTTAATCCAGCAGTTTCTGTTTCTTCTGTTTCAGGTGGAGTTGCTTCTGTTTCAGCTCCTATTTCAGTTTCAGTTTCAGGTAAAGTTTCCTCTGTGGTTATTGCTTCTGTTAATTCATCTGTTTTCTTTTTCTTTCTTGCCACTTTCACCCTCCTTCATTAATTCTAATCCTAATTTAATCCATTTATTTATCTTGTCAATCAAACCTCTATATACTTCTACTTTAATCTTCTGCCTTAAATAGGATTTCTCTATATTATTTTGGTCTATTCTAAAAATATTCATATTCTCTTTTATTTCTTTCTCTATTTCAGGTAAAATATAATACTTCCAGCCAGGAGTATTTATTGTCTCCTGCACTTCTAAAGCCCTTCTAATTTTATCCTGTTTAGTCAATTTTTTCTCCATTGTCGCTTTTTATTGTTGCATTTCAATATATTAAAATGCAACATTATTTAACAACTTCAATTTATATAACAACTATACTTTTTTGGGATTGACACCATAAGCCTCTTCTTCTGGCATAGCTTCTTTTTCAGCTTGAGGATTGGCTTTTATACTTCCACCTCTCTTTTGATTGGCTTCTTTTTCTGCTTTAGTTTCCTCTCCTTCCTGTCCTTCTTTTTGACTTTCTCCCTGTTCTCCCTGTAAAGATTGTGCCATTTGCATTAATTGTAGCATTTGAGCCATTTTAGCTTCAGGTGGTGGAGATAAAATTTCATCTATATTCTGCATATCAAATCTTTCCATTACAACTCTTAATAATGCTTTTATATTACCACCAGCTTGCTGTAATAATCCTGCTATAATATTAATAGCATTAATAAATTGACTTCTTTCTATATCTCTTCTTAAAGCTAAATCACTTAAAGCAATATCAATTACATAGGAATTTTCAATATTTTCTACTCCTAAATCAAAGAAATCTTTTAATTCAGGATGTCTTAATAATATTTCTGATTTACCATAAATAATAAGTAATAAAATTAAATAATTAATAAAATCCAATATATCATTATAAATATTTTTAGCCATCATAGAGAATTTAAATAAAGCCTGTTCAGTAATAAATCTTATACCTGAAGCTGTTTCAGTAATACCTCTACCAGCAGAAGTTCCCATAACATAATCAACAGCACCTGTTACCTGTTGCATATCTTGTATAATCTCTGTAGCCATATAAGAAGCTGTAGGAATATGATTTTGAATAGGGAAAATATCAATATCGTGGGGACTTTCTGTATAACCTATAGCATTACCTCCTTCAGCAAACAGCTCATCAAAATCTATACCAGCGTCTTTTTTATATTTAAAAAGAAGTTTAACAAGTAATTTAAAGTTCTGCATTCTTAAACTTCTTACTACATTTAATTCGTGTTGCAGGTCTTTAACTATTTGAGGAACAGATTTTCCTATTAAGGATTTAGCCTGTCTTAAAGGACGGATAGGGAATAATAATTTTTTTCTTTCCAGAGGTAAATCATTAATTTCAGCTCTGATTAAAATACTTCTATTAGCAAGAGTAAATATAACAGGTTGAAAATTGGGATTTTCTGGGTCTTCTGAAATATCATAAATACCATACCATTCCAGAAGTTCTACCTCATCGGTAGTATTATTTTTATTTGGGTCATAATAAGTTACTCCGTGTTTGGCTTTATAAACCTGTTTTTCTTTTATAAAATCAGGAGGAGTTGTATCTTGAATTTTATCTACATCTTTATAAATTTTAGTATTTTGTTTAAGCCAGTAATATTTAACTATTTTTCTTATAAAGACATCAGTTTTTTCAATATCCTCATATTTAGTATCAAACCAAATATCAAAAAAAGAGATAACATTAAAATCAATTTTTTTAAGTTTACCTTTTTCATAAACAGGATACAATTGTAGCCAGGCGGTCCTTTCAACCAGACTTGTTTCCAGAAAATCTCTTGCTCTTGCAGAGAATTTAATTTTATCTAATTCTTCCTGTATCCAATTCCTTAAATCTCTTTCTATTTTAGTAAATTTTTCGTCTTCTACATAAACTCTAACATAATTTTGCTGTCCGAAAAGGGTTTCAATTAATCTTGCTACCATTGTCTGGACGATAGTATAAACATAAGGGACTTTATATTTTTCTACCCATTCAGGTTTTGATTCTAATTCTTTATCAATATTATTATAAATTTCTACTTCTTCCTTTATTTCAGTATCAAGAGGATCTCTTAACTCCTGCAGGGCTTTAAATCTGATTCTTAAAAATTCTAAAATTTCTTTTTCTTTTTTTTCTGATAATTCTATTTTTCTACCCATTTTACATAAATTTAAATTCTTTATTTATAAAGTCAAGTATATAGGCTTTCAGCTTTAATTTTCTGCAACCTTTCCCATTCTCTTTTATATCTCAAACTTCTTTTTTCAGCATAAAGTCTTAATTTTTTATATCTTTCTTCCCAGAGTTTTTCTCTTCTTTCGGCGAGGGTTTCTTTTTCAGTATAAAAAGAAATATATTTTTTAAGATAAACGACACCATATCTTAAAGCATCCATACAATCATCATCTTTTTTAACGGGTTTTTCTGTATAAGCAAGTTCATCAAAATCCATCATTTCTGGTTCATCCCATCTATAAGTTTCTATTTCTCTTATTGTATTGGGACATCTTATAGGGTCAATAAAAAGTCTTGGTTGATTATTATTTTCTTCTCTGATAGTCAGAAAGGATTTAACTATTTCAATACCATAATTGACAGCATTAGTTCCAGGGGTAGTCATAATACCGAAATCTTTTCTTAAATCTTCTTTAACAGAAGAGCCAGAAGTCTGGTCGGTTTTAGCTGAAGCAGGGTCAATAATAATGGCTCTAAAATAATCCTTTTTCAATTGTTCCTGCAGATAAAACCCAAGTTTATCTACTCTGATATTGGTTTTATACCATTCGTCATAAACATAGATATTTTCACCATCAGTAGCAAGTTTTAAAACAACTGTAGGATGGGTTATACCCACGTCAATAGCCATAATTTTAATTAAATTATTATCATAAAAACAAAAAGATAAATCTTCATTATGTATTTGAGGATTATATTCGTCATAAATAAGACCAGAATAACTGTCCAGTCTTGTATAGACATATCTTTCCATCCAGGCTCTACTATGAATAGCCTCTAAGGTTTTAATATAATCAGGGGGTAAAGTAGGATTATCTATTGTCTGCAAAAGCCAGTAAGCAAAAACATCATCTCCACCTTCTTTTCTACCTCTAATGTAGGTTTTCCATAACCAGTTATGACCTTCATAATTGGCACAAATAATGGTTTCAAATCTATTGGCTTTAACATTTGGGGGGTTGGTTAATCTTGTAAAGAGAAAGCTTATAACTTCCTTAAACCTTTCCACATCAGGGTCATCTATCAAAAAACCACATAAATTCATACCTTTAAACTGTTCTCTTGTTAAAGTAAGAGGTCTAAATCTTATAACAGTTCCTGATTTTAAATATAAATCAGCATTAGATTTATCAAATTTAGTATGAGCTCCAGCTCTATCTGAAATTCTTAACATATCCTTCATAATATTTTCTTTAAGGCTATCCCAAGTATTTCTGGCAACTAAAAATTCATGATTGGGATTATCATAAAGGCATAGGAAGAAGGCTTCGTGGATAGCAGGATAGGTTTTACCTGCACGATAGCCACCTATTAAGAGTTTATGAATGGCTTTACTTGCGTGAAATTCGGCTTGCTTCCTATTAAGAGGTTTATAATAAGAAAAATCAACTGTCTCTATTGATTGTTTCTGGGTTATCATTTTCGTTTTTTAAGCCAATTTAATAAATTTTTCGTTATTTGACTTTATTTTACTTCTTCATAAGTTTTTTCAAAAATGTCTGGTTTGCAAGGATAAAATTCTCCTTTCACTCCTTTGATAATATAATCTCCAACAGATGCTACCATTTCCCCTTCTGATGTCTTAATAATAATTCCAATAAGTGCTCCTTTTTGGTCTGTTTGATAAGTTTTAAATCTTTTGCTTTTATTTTTATACATCCAGTTTTGAATTTCTTGCCAGTTATCTCCTGTGAATTGCATTGCTTCAATAATAATTGGTTTTTTTCTATATAATTTTGGTTTATTCATTGTTCTCCTCCTTAACATTGTTTTCTTTTAAAGCATTATTTTCTTTTAAAGCATTAATACCCTGTCCTCTAAAAGGGAGATTATTAACAACTACAACTTGTCTTCTGTCTGACATATCTATTAAAGCTGAAGAAGTAAGCCCTAATAATCTTG